AGCGCACGCAGGAGGAGTTTTTCAACACCTTCAACGCCCTGCACACCTCCGGCAAGCAGATCATCCTGAGTTCCGACCGGCCGCCCATGGAGCTGACCACGCTGGAGGAACGCTTGCGTTCGCGCTTTGAAGGCGGGCTCATCACGGACGTTCAGCCGCCCGACCTTGAAACGCGCATCGCCATTCTCAAAAAGAAGGCGACGGATGAAAGCATTGATGTGGACGAATCCGTGCTTTCCTACATCGCGGAAAAGGTCAATTCCAACATCCGCCAGCTGGAAGGCTCGCTTACGCGCGTGTATGCTTACGCCAAGCTCACCAAGCGCCCGTTGGACATGCACATTGCGGATGCTGCGCTCAAGGACATCATTCCCGGCTATGAAAACCGCAAGGTCACGGTGGAGCTGATTCAGCAAATCGTGGCGGATTATTATTCCGTGGATGTGGATGCGCTCCTTTCCCAGCGCCGCACGATGGAATTCACTTACCCGCGTCAGGTAGCGATGTACCTTTCCAAGGAGCTGACCGAGGAATCGCTCAAGGCCATCGGCCGCCGCTTTGGCGGGCGGGACCACACGACCGTGATCAGCGCCTGCAAAAAGATCAAGGCTGACATGAACGAAAATCCGCAGCTTGTGCTTGTGCTGGAGGATCTCACGAAGCGGATTCGGAAAAACTGAGTTTTCAATTTTGCATTATACTGTGGCGTGCCTTTGCGGTACGCCTTTTCTCTATCACAGCGGATGAACCTGCAAGGGATGCGCTGTGGTTTCCGGCAACCCCGCCAGCGCTCCGGCGAAAGAATCCTTACAGCAAACTGAACACGCAAAAAACTTCCTTCCTCCCTCGAAACATGGCTCTCAGTATGGTATAATTAAGAATCAGGCATTCCTTCCTGGCACCGCAAAAACCATCCACACCCGGATGTGGAATCCACAGGGAGAAAATGTGGAAACTGTTGGCAGAGGGGACGGTGTGGAAAAGCGGTTGAATTCACGGGAGGATGTCCACAGCGTTTCCAACAGCCAAAACCGTTTTCCTTTCTTGGAAAATTTGGGTTTTCCACAGCCCCCACACCCCCTACTGCTACGGCGACGAACTATTATTATAAAACATGCACTGAAAATACGGAGGTCCACCATGCGTATCCACATTAACACACAGGAACTCAATGCCGGCATCTCGACCGTCATCAAAGCGCTGTCCGTCCGCACAACGGTCAGCATCCTCGAAGGGATTTACCTTGAAGCCTCAAACGGCTGGCTGCTGTTGCGCTGCACCGATCTTTCGCTTCAAATTGAAACCAACGTGGCCGCAACCGTGCAGGAAGAAGGCGCAATCGTCCTGCCCGGCAGGCTGTTTTCCGAGATGGTGCGCCGCCTGCCCGGCGAGATGACGTTCATCGACGTGAAAAAAGGCACGGCCACCATCGAAAGCGGTTCCTTTAAAACCACGCTGCAGGGCGAGGATGCGGAAGGCTTCCATACCATGTCCACCGTTACGCGGGAGCACATCATCAAAATGAAATGCGATGCGTTCAAGAACATGATCCGCCAGTGCATTTTTGCGGCGGCGCAGGACGATGCAAAGCCCATCCTTGCGGGCGCATTGCTCGAACAGCATGAGGGAGACCTTTCCCTTGTTGCGCTGGATGGTTACCGCCTTGCCATGCGCATGGAACGCATCCCGGGCGGCATGCTTGCGGACCGCAGCGCTGTGATCCCCGCGCGCTC